CTATCGCCCTTGCGGGATTGGCGGGGCATCCAACGGGATAGCGGTGCGCAGCAGCTTTTCAATCGCTTCGGCGGCCTTTTCGAGGTAATCAGGCGAGGCCGAGGCGTACATTTCCGTGATGTTGTAGCCCGGCATTTTGTGCCCGAGCTGGGCACCAACTTCCCACGGGCTCACCCCTTCCTTCCGCAGCCACCGCGCTACGGTATGACGGAAAGAGTACGGCGTGACCTTGCCCTTGAGTTTCGCCCGACCAACGGCCTTTCCGATACCCTGATGGGCCGTTCGGAACGACTTCCCCCGGAACGACAGCACGCGCCCTTCCCGATCGTTGAACTTGCTCAGTTGCTCCCGAACAAACGGGGTCATGCGCACGACAGGACGACGTTTGGACGTTTGCTTGCGGCCGGGTGGATTGAGATAGATCAAGCCTGCCTCGAAATCGATCTGTTCCCATGTGAGGGTGCAGATAGCTTCATTGCGGGCGCCGGTACCCAGCATCAGGATCATGAAGAGCCGCATGTGATCGGCGCACTCGGCGTAGAGCTTGCCGATTTCCTCGACTGACAGCGGGCGACCCTTGGGCTTGTCCCGCTCGTATGGGAGGATTTCCACAAAGGGCATCGCGGAAATGACGTTCCTCTTGAACGCGCGCCGAATTGCCGCCCTACCCGCTTCGAGGGTGCGGTTCACTGAATTAATGGCAAGACCCTTGGCAAAGAGCGCCGTCCGAAACTTCTCCTGTTCGATGACATTGCGCACATCGGCAACGGAGGCCTTTTCGCCCCAATGCTCTTCCCAATACCGGAGTAGGATCTTGACGCTCTCGTACGAGCGCAGATTGACGGCATGGTTGTCGAGGTAATCCTTGAAAACCTCTTTCAGGGTCACGTCCGTAGGCGAAAGATCCTGAGCGATCCTCATGCGCTGGTCCATGTACCAAGCGTCAAGACGCCGCTTGGCTTCTTCATAATCATCGGTGCCGAGGGTCACACGCTTGGTGCGGCGGGTTCCATCTTCATAAAAGCACCGGTACCACGCGGGACTACCGGTCCGTTGACCGAGCCAGTAGTTGCCGACGCGATATTCCTTCTTGTCGTACTTAGCCATCGTCCTTCACGCCCTTGATGAGCATGTCGGCGATGTTGATCCCGAGGTAGGCTACCTCACGGTCACCCATCCGAACGAACTTCACCTTACCCTTTTTGCGCCAGCGCTTCAGGGTACTGATGTCTTTCGAGAGGATGTGGGCGACCTGCTTTTCCTCGTACTGACGGAAAAGCGAGAAGCCGTATTCTTTGGCGATTGCTTCGCGCATCACGTTGTCATCCACAATAGCCTCCATGACCCAACACGGTGGTCAGGAATGCAGGCAGTTCGACTATTCCGAAGATGATAGCCAGACCGCCAAAAGCGTGGATGATTTGCCCCCGGAACAGCTGGAGGACGGCGTATGCTGACACGGCGTATATAACCACGAGAGCCAGGCTCCCGTAAAGTGGCGCTGTGAGCGGCCAGAGACCGCAGTAGACGATTGGCTTCCCGGATATGAGGTAGGCCAGTTCATTGAGCCCAACGATCAGCGCGCCTGCGACGGCGACGCCGTGGGCCGGATTTCCCGACTTTTCCATGGTGTCTTTTCCGATTGTGGGAATGGCATTGGCTTTTCGCCCGACGCCTGTTCTGGATGGTGTTACCGGCGAGACCGGCAAGTCCTCTGCCCACCGCCTTGAGAAGGACGGCGAGCAGGTCGAGCGCGACGCGGAGTAGAAGTTCGAAGATCCGCAGGGCGGCCCCGAGGATCATTTCGAAGGATTTCATGGCGCTCCTCGTTCTCGAACGAGAAGGGTGTACTCATCGTAATCCATGTCAAATGGATCATGTTCACGTACGCGGCACGGCTTATCGCCGACGATTTTGTATTCGCAGGTGTAAACCGTTACGTCGGAGCAGTCACAGGGCAACGCCACTTCGTATACCGCGACCGTTTCCATCGATCGCTCGTCAAGTTTCAGGTCGATGAGGTCGTATTTCCGGTATCCAAGATCCTCGAACATGTCGCTTGGGCGAAATGCTTTGAAGAACCTGACGTGAGCGTCATTGAGTCCCGGAAGTCCCGGAACTGAGGTTTGATTAGCTGTCGCGAAGTTGACTACGGCTGGCCGCTTATCTGGTGCGGATTTGATCATGGTCAGACCCTCAGCATGCGCTTGCGGATGCCACGGACCCCGTGCTGATCGACCTCCTCGAAGCCGCCATGGACGACGCCCCAGAAGTACCGTTCCGACCAGTGCTGACTACCGCCTGAGATCTCGCACTGATACATCCCGACCCACTTTCCCTGCCATTTGCCGGGTTGGGTCCAGAACACGCATTTGACGAAGTACGGCTCGTGCAGCCCATTGTTATATTGGTAGGACGGTCGAAAGCCCTTGAACTGCTCGTTCAGGAAATGGGGTAGAGGCGGCTTTACCAATGTCGTGCGGACAGCAGGTCTCCGTTGATTCGTGGATGTGAGAAGAAGAAGTGCGTTGCGGATTACTTGCTTGCGCATCGATATCCTCCACCTCAGCGTGTTGGCGTTAGTGCATGTGCTGAGGATGGGAGGAGCTTGATTTCAAAGACTTTGATTGACTAGAAACGTAAAAACGAAAACTTTATGCGCGTAAAAATGCACGGAGTAATGATTCTATGGGCAGACCTCGGAAAATACGCCCCGAGAATGAAAAACTCCCGGATTCACTCAATCTTACTCTTCCCCACAAATACAAATCTGGCCAGTTGGTCGAAATCCAGAAGCACTTTGACGGTGCTGACCCGAGTAAAGCTATTTTATTAGCTCTCGATGAATTCTGGCGAAAGCGCGAATGGCCCGAAACCAACTTAGGTCCGGGCTCGGTGGAGACCGGTTTATTCGATGTGGTCCCCAGCTATGAAAACTATGATTTCAGCGCAATTATAAGACACGCGTCCCATCTGATGTTGCGTACCATGGACTTTGGGAGATTTTACGCAACACATCGTAATGCGCTTCTTGAAAGGCTTGAAAGCTCACACCAATCGACGCTGATACTGCTATTCAAGTTCTCAGATGAGATGCACAACTCGTCTACCAAGGATTTCTTGCACCAATCCCGGCGCATTTTCCCAAGGGTCCCAAGAGAGAATGGCACCCTCAGAGAATACTCGCCGGTTTTCGAGCGGATCACGATAGCGACGTATGAGCACATAACCTCAGTTCCACGCTTTGCGTTGTGGACCGAAGACGCCCTCTATTGCTCGACCGTTTCACAGGCTGTGTCACCTGAAACAGAGCGCATCTATCCAGCCCATGCCCTCGCTTGGAAGCCTGCTGCCCGTTTTAACGAATGGAACTACATCGGCGCTGATATGGCGAGCTACGAACGGCACCGGCATGATAAATTTGTCAATGAAAATTGCACCGGCATGACAAACCATTCGCGCCCGAACATCGCGCTTCATACCTGGCCTTTTGCTTAGTTAATTGTGTGACACGTAAAGCACTCCTGTGCGCCTTTGCAGCAACTGATGAAAACGGGGGTTAGCGGTAAACTGCGGCAGTCGTAGTAGTGCAAGATATGGGTTTGTCCCAAACCCGGTTAGCCGCTGCGCATGTTAAGGTGACGCAATGGCCGCTACGCTCCCGGTGTTCCTCAAACACACCTTTATCGGTAAGGCTTCGCAGCAGGAGCCTCATACTGCGCGTGCGCATAGCAGGTACATCCAGCGTAAGTCCGAAACGCATTCGGTGCGAGTTTACCTTATGCCGGAGGACTACCGCGCGCGGCAAAGGTGGTGGTATGACCACGAGAATGGACTTCGTGCCAACGGTCGCGTCACCGATAAATTCACCATCTCTGTTCCGCATGCCGTGAGCCTACAGCACGCGGAAGACGTCGCTTTCAACTTTGGCCTCTGGCTGGGCCAAGGGCGGTGCCCTTTCGAGTTGACGACACAGGGATGGAATAGCCGTAACCATCACATCCACTTCATGTTCGTCGACCGAGACTGCGAAACCGGCAAACGCGTCTTCGGCACGACCGAGCGCAATAGCACTCGATTGATCAAGCTCGAATGGGAGCGGGTAGCAAACCAGATGTTCGAGCAGCTTGGCTACGACGTGCGCATCAAGGTGCACGATGGTCTCTCGCTAGAGGCCGATAACGACAACGCGCAGGAACCTGCTCAGGAGCCTTTAGATGAGGGCCACGATGTGGATGACCTGCCGGACATGCCAGAGGTTATTCCTGAACCAGAGGACGCCGGTGACGGCGATGATGATGTGGCGTTTGTGACCAGCGATCTCGTCGGCGTCGATCCGGTCGAGAGCATCAAGTTTATCCATGACGTACGGGCAGATCTCGAATTCCTCCATCGGTCCCAAGCCAAGCTTCAGGAAGCGACCGAGCGGCACGCCTGGCTGCTGGAACGGCGCAACCAGCTCGCGGCGGAAGCCGGGCAATATTATGAGGAGAGCCTGCCGAAGCTTATGAATGCGCAAAATGCGCAAGAACGCCTTGCGGGATACCAGCGCGACGATGGAAGCCTGAAAGGCCGTTCATTCGGCCTTTTCGGATACACCCTGTTCAAGACGAAAGAGCGGAAGATTGCCGAGCAGGTTCAGATCGAAGCGCATAACCTGAAACTCGAAGCCAATCAGGTTGAATATACCCGGCGATCCTATGACCGGCAAATCGACGAGCTGGCGCAGCAGGTTTCCAGAGCCGAGGAGGCCGCTCACGCCCATAAGGGGGAACTGTTGCGTCTCTACGGCAACGAGGAGGATATTCAGCTTGCCGAAGCGGCTATGCGCAACGGCATTGAGCTGGCGGCTTCGGATGTAACGCTGGAGCAGGCAACCGAGGCATATGAAAACGAAGCGATCACCGTTGACGAGTATCGCACCTTCTTGCTTGAGGCCGGCTATGATGCTGAGGTTCAGTTGCTGGACGAGAGCCTGTCGGAAGACGGGGGCATGAGCTTATAGGAACTCGATACCGTTCTTCCCTTTCCTCCACGGCTTCTTGCCCAGGACCACAAGGTTATCGATGAAGACGAGCGCCTTATCGTAAGCAAGCCCACGGACCTCCGATGGCTTGATGAGGCGTCGTGGCTGCTCAGACCTCCCCCTGCTCTCACCGCTGCTGCTTTCGCTCTCGCTCTTACTGTGCACTGTGTATTCGCCCGCAAGGTCGCTGGCATATTGGTTTAGATCCTGCTCATTAGACCCACCGAAGACCACCAAGTCACTGCCCGCCAGGATTTTCATAGCGTTGGGATACGTCTCCTTGAATTCCGTTAAGCCGAGGAAACACATGCGGATACGGACACCCGCCTTACGCAGTCGGTTATAGGCGTGCGAAATCGCAGCGCAGTTGCCTGCAAGACCGGCTTCATCCACCATCACCTCCAGATCTCGCGGCATCGCCTTGCCGGTATCGAGAAGCGTTGAAACCGCATTGATGGCGTTGCCGTAGATCAGCCGAACCATCGGCCCCGCCGCTGTCTCGTTCGTGCCACTGTGAATGAACAGGGCAACAGGCTTGTCGTGCATCAGCATCTGCTCAAACCGCCAGCCACGACTGTATTTGCCGTGAATGTCTTCTCCGAAGGCGGTAATTTCCCGGATAGCCGGATCAAGCCAGCCTTCCAGCTTTCGAAGGGATGTGGACATCATGGAAAGCCCCTCCGGCTTGTCCTGCATCTTCGCCATCACCTTCAGCGTCGAGGTCACGATGGGATCGCCATACTTCTTCGACCGCTTAATCATCTCGTCCCGCCCGTCTTCGTCGATCAGCTCGGAGAGAATGTCCCCGATCGGCTTGTTGTTGCCCTCATATTTCACGTTGATCGTGATAGCGCACTTCACCATCAGGCGGGCGAATTCGTAGAAGTGCGGCTGCTTGCTGTGGGGCTCGTCAGGGACGAACAATCTGCAAATGGCATCCAACTGCCGTCCAAAAAGAACCTCCGCCGTGACGGAGGGGTCAAGCCCGGAGAGAACATCGTACTTTGACCATGCTTCCGGTTCGACCAAGTCAATCTTGAATATCTGGTAGCCCCTTGCCGCAAGATCCTTCGCAGAATTCTGGTAAAGCTCGTCCGCTGCATCCCCGATGATGAGGTGCGGAAGCTTATCGTCCGGGCGTTTCATCTTCGCCCTCAGATCGGCAAGAAAGTGCTGGGATTTGCCGGAGCCCGGAGGCGCCAGCATGACCACCGTGCGCTCGGGACTGGTGAAAACCTTTCGGCCCTTGTCGGTGACACATGCGAGGAAGCCGTGGTTGCCGAGATAGCCACGCTTTCGCAGGCTCTTGTCGTCTTCGTACTTCGCGTTCCCATGGGTAGGTTGAGGCGGATTCTTGTATTTCCGCCAAGCAGCAAGAGGGAATTGCACCGCTCCCCACATGTTTACGATGATTGAGACGCTAAGCGCCCATAGAAACTTACAAACAATACTGAGCGGCCATAAAGTAATGGCGTAGCAGAATCCCATGACGTAACCTTCTCACATCTAGCCGATAATCTTCACACTTTTCGCAGGCCCGAGGGATACCTTTGGCTAGATGATCCTTTGCGGCCTCTTGCGAGGCTCATCATGAAAACAGCAGATCTTTATGCTTCGGTCACAGCCGAGGTAATCCGCCAGATCGAGGAAGGCACACCACCATGGGTACGCCCGTGGAAGGACGCCAAGCTCAAGGGCGTCGGCATGATACCCACCAACCTAGTTTCCGGTCGGATGTACAGCGGCGGAAATATCCTCTTGTTGTGGCTTGCCGCGTCACAACGGGGCTTCAGCAATCTACAGTACGCTACGTACCGCCAGATAAACTCTATAGGTGCAAAAGTCCGGAAGGGCGAGAAAGCCTCCCACGTCATCTTCACCAAGCACGGCACGAAGAAGGACGAGGATTCCGGCGAAGAGAAGCGCACGACGATCGTGAAGTCATACCCTGTCTTCGGACTGGACCAGCTCGACGACGTGCCGGAGAAATATCTGCACCAGCAGGAACGGCCGGAGAGCCAGGTCGAGATCTACACCAAGGCGTCCGACTTCGTGAAAGGCACCAGCATCCGCATCAAGAACGGCAGTAATCGGGCTGCTTATTATCCGGGCGGAGACGAGGTGGTTATGCCCTTCGCCAACCAGTTCGAGAGCGAGGAGGCTTACTGGGGCACAATGAATCACGAGCTGATTCATGCCAGTGGCCACAAGAGCCGCCTTGACCGGCAGTTCGGCAAGAAGTTCGGAGATACGGCATACGCCCGCGAAGAGCTTTGCGCAGAGTTGGGCTCCGCCTTCCTGTGCGCCCGGCTCGATATCCCGGCCACTTTCCGGTCAGCCAGCTACATCGACAGCTGGCTGAAGGTTCTGAAGGAAGACAACCGGGCGATTTTCAACGCGGCCAGCTATGCGGGCCAAGCGTCGGATTGGCTGTGGAAGAAGGCGTTCCCTGAGCCTGAACAGCAGGAGCAGGAGGAAGCTGCTGAATAACGAGCATTGCTCGCTGCACCATTCGGTGTGGCGAGCTGTTTTCGTTACGGGGATGATCATAAGGCGCGGCTTGCCGCCCTATGACAATCCCCGCTTCTGGAGGGTTTTCACTTTGGCAACCTGGAACGCCGAGGCCGTTGAGAAACCTCCCGGTGCCGCAGAATGGTTCGCGTAATGAGGTAAATAGCAAGCAAGGCCAGCAGGCCTGCCACGGGCAATGTACCCAAGGCAGTTGCCTTGAATCCGAAGCCTTCAATTGCAAGGGAGTTTTGTTCCACGGGCGCATTTCTCCTTAACAAAAAAGAAAAATCCGCCTGCTACTGCTACGCAATAAACCGAAATGGTTGATTCCTGCAATAGGGCCGGTGCCAAGACAGAACAATGGCGTCACGTTTCATTAACCGGACAACATGATGCCGTTATAGTCTATCTTATTGTTATTCAATACGAATATGCGAGTTGTGCGCACTATTCCCAAGAAAATTTTTGTTCCGGCAAAAGTTAGGATGGACATTACCTTTCACAGGTGCAGGTACCATCCAGCTCCTGCTGCAAGTGCTACGAAAACAAAGAGAATCCAGCGCCAACCAAGGGCCAGAATCGCAGAAATAAGCATCAGCGTCACCAAGACCGCAATCGGCGCAGCCCTCAGCGATTTCTTCTCGTCTACTTGGATGGGCATGGCTTATCGAGCGTAATTGTGCGAACCGTCCCACCGGTGGACGTATCAAGAGAGGCAGCAGCCTCTACCGCTTTAAGAGCATTGGCTCCCATCGCCATTGCGCCGAGCTTTTGTCGTTGCAGCCCACTTGGTCCCACCCCACGTCACTTGATCATCGAAGGCGAGGACGCCATCCCGAAAAGCAATGGTCGTCATTTACACGCAGCCTCCATGCGTGCTTCCAGCTCCGCAATGCCTTCGACCGTCTCCCGCGTATCGTGAACGGGATCGACAGTGAAATTAGTTGCACTATAAGCCACGCACCCGGCCCCGCCGCTTGAGGTACTGCACCCGCTCATCAAAAGGCTTGCTTCGCATATCAGCAGCGGCACGATTTGCCGCCTCGACACGCTCAAGAGACTTTTGCGCATCGTCGCCCTTTTGAGCCTGACGACCCGCGAGGTAGAGCGAGAGCTTTTCAAGCCACGGCTCCAGCGCTGCAAACAGGGCGACGAACGCTTCTTTCCAAGACACTAGGCCGCCTTGGTGATTTGCTTGGTGGCCCTCGTCCGGTAGTAGATCGCCGCGATAGCACTGACGACCTGAACTCCCGTAAGGATCTGATCGACAACCAGTGCCTGATCGATGTCCGTCAGCGTGTACCCGTATTTCTGGAAGAGATTTGCTAGAAGACCAACCAGTATCGACCAAATTGTCCGACTGGCGAGGAAGCTTTTGAAGCCATCCACATGATTACCCTTTCGTTGTGCTTCAGTGAATCACGACCGCGACCCGGCGACAACGAAATAAAGAAGGGCGCCACCCATGAAGCGCCCTAACCCCAACGCCTCCTCCATCAGAAGGCAGGATTACGATAACCCGGCCGAAGAATCCCGCCAAGGATTATTCAATGGTGAGCGTGAATGCGTTCTCTCCGATTTCCCGGCGCATCAGCTCGATTGCCATGCGGCTATCCGAGATCGAAGAGAGATTCTGCGTCACCATCAGGCCCATCCCGGCCAGAATGCAGCCCTCAGTGTCCTTGGTCGTGTTTCCGATGTGGATGAGGATGGAAGATCGGCCAGGCACGTTCAGAAGCTGCCAGACCTTCGGCTTTGAGACTGCCGTTCCCGTCTCCCAGCCGTGAGGAACACATTGATAGGTGCCAGCCGGGATCGAGCTGACTTTGGGCTGGTTTTCTCGCCATGCCTCCTCAAGGGTATAGAGGGTGCGCGAAAGTCCGCTTAAGACGCCAACCGTTGCGCCGTTGGCGGTGTGGAGGCGGCGGAGGTTGAGCTGGCGCATCATACGCTCCGAATGGCGGCTGCGATATGGCCGTAGAGGTCGAACGCCCACGACAGAACGCCACCGATCACGGAGACAACCCACACTGCTGCCCTGAGGAGATATCGGACGTTGCCCAGTTCCGTCTCAACGGCGATCACCCGGTCCTTCACCGCCTTGATTTCGGCCTTGTTGGTCGTGTCCATCAGGTTCACGTCCCGGTCCCGGCGCTCCCTGCCCTCTTCCATGGCGTCAATGCGGTTGTGAAGTCGGTCAAACCGCTCGTCGAGGAGCTTTACGAACCACTCATTCTCGCGGGAGGATTTGGCCGCCATTCATACCGGCTACTCGTTCGTCATCGGCGCGTTCCAGTGCCAGTAAGTGCAGCCGGTCGCGGAATCGTTGACCACGTACATCACGTCAGCCTTGGCAGTGGTTCCGTTGTAGTTGTTGTAAGTCACCCGGCGCTCGATCGGGTTTTTCGACCATCCGTTACCGAGGGAGGTTGTGGTGGAGGGTGTGGAAGCCCCGCAAATCGCTGTAGCGCTGTTTTCCAAGCATACCTGAAAGTTCGGAGACGGCGGGTCAAAGCGGATGTAGCTGATGCCGACCGGAACGGTAAAGCTCGTTACCGTGGCGGTGTTGCACAGGCGTCCGCCGTAGTTGTTTTCCACCCGCAGGACGCCTTGCGTGGCATCACGCCGATCGGCAACTTGCTGGGCTTGTGCCAGCACCGGCATCAGGGCCAGTGCTGTAAAGGCGAGATACTTTTTCATCCCGTGGTCTTTCATTGATTGATTCATCAGAGTGCGCTCGCGCTGACGCTCGTAGTGGAGGTCTGCACGACCCAACTGCTGGCACCGTCACATCCTGCCCATGACTTTTTGACCGTGGACCAGCACGTCGCGCCTTGCTGGGAAGTCCCGCAGGTCATGCTTGCGTTGCAGATGCCAAGGATACTTGTGCCACTGACATGCAGGGTCGCACTCGGGTCGGCTCCGACTGCCGAGTTAATCAGGACCCGCCCGTTGGCGATAAGGGCCGTACTCGTCTGCGTGCTGTTGAGCAGCGTCCCGATTTTCAAGGTTGAGCTGCTATCAAAGATCATGTTGCGGAGGTTTTGGGTCGTGCTGATGGGCGTGATTGAGAATTCAATCTGGTCGCCCTGGGCAGTAGTTGTCCACGCTTCCGTGGTGCGCTTGCCGAAGGCGCGCTGCTTACAGACGATTGTATTGCTGGCAGTGGACCCGCACGCCTGCATTTCCGCATAAAGCTGGTTGGTCGGGAGGCCCCCGGTCGTGTGGATCTGGCCGATACCGATGTTGCCTCCCACGCTGTTCGAGAATGACAGCATCAGCGGGCTGCGGAGCCATGTGGCGAGTGCCCCCGAGCTACCCAAGGAGGCCGCCGCACTCTTCACGACGCTCCATGCCGAGGAGGTGGAATAAGCACCAAGCCCAAGCAGTGTTTGCCCGGCGTTTTCGAGCGTCCCTTGCGGTGTGGTGGTCGAAATCCCCAGCACATTGGTCGTCGAGTTGTAATAGATGTTCGAGGCCGATCCGAAGGAGCCGCCGCTATTGACCTGCACCTGCCCGTCTGTCCCGCCCGGCGCTGTCACACTCTGGTAATTCCAGCGTTGCTCGGCCTGCGCAGACAGCACCATGGACGCCATCAACAGCGCGGTAGCTAGTTTGAATTTCATAGGGCGCCCCTTCATTCTTTCGGTGATTCTAAGCTGTAAATCGGTTGTACAGCAACAGTTCATACATCTGCTGCGTGTCTGGAACACTGCCGTCATATGCGGAGGGGTCAAGCTTGAAGGGATAGCCTGCTGCCCAGAACTGGCCTGCACCCCAGTAGGTGTAGCCAATCCACACATCGTCATCAGAGACGGTCAGGCGGGTCATGATCTGCTGGTATTCCACCGCGCACTGCTCATTCCCGGCAATACTGTCGTCGCCCCATGCAATTTCCCCGAGGAACAGCTTCTTGCCGTTCGTCCGTGCCCAGTTGGTGATCGAGGAGATCCGGGAGTTACTGTTGACCGCGCAGCTACCCAACGTCCCGCTGCCGTTGGAATCGAGGTACTGGTGCGGCTGGAATGCGTAGTTGTTGGCCGGGTCGTAGAACTTCACCAGCTCGCTGTCGTTCTTGTTGGCGCTCCAGTTCATCGCGCTCGAACCGCTGACGCCCTCAATCATGATCATGCCGGTAAAGGTCGTGCGGGCGCGGACAGCATTCGCTGTTGCCTGCGCATACCGCCGCCAATCGGCCGCAAGGTTCGTCGGCTCGTTCATGAAGTCGAGGATCACCTTACTCATGTCCACGCTGGCGGCTTGCAAGGCACCGACCAGCTTCACCCAGAGATCACACAGCGCCTGCGGACGTACCAGACTGCCGGTGATGCCGATCTGGACGTTGTTGAGCTTTGAATAGCTGTGCAGGTCAACGATCGCGAACCGGCCCTTGGTGTTGGTCCAGTATTTGACCATCGCAACAAAGGCGTTGGTATTGCTGGTGTTGAGCGAGCCGAAGGCAGCGCTTTGCAGATACTCCCACTTCACCGGAAAACGGGCGACGTGGAAGTCCTTCGTGGCGTAGTAGTCCAGCACCGTATTCGAGTTGATGAGGAAAGAGCCGAAATCCGCGCCGGACAGGTTGATGCCCGAAGCATAAGTGAATGGTGCGACGGCTCCCGCACCGCCGATGTAACAAACATCATCGGCAACGACCAAAACCGCCCCTCCCCCGGCAGATGCAAGGCTGATGGTGTGCTTTGTTGCCGTCGTGGCCGGGTTCAGAATGCGGGTCGTGCTGGCCGTGCCTGTCCAGCTGCTCGTCACGGTCAGGGTGTTGGTCGAGGTGTCATAGGACATGTTGGCTGGCTGGGTTGCCGCGAGATTCGTCAGCAGATCGTCCAGGCTGATATTGAAGTCAGCATCGCTGGCGTCTCCGCCTTGGGCAAACACCACCGTCCCCCCGCCCGTCGCCCCCGTCTCGGATTTCAGCGTGTACGTGATGGTATCGCCGGGGTTCGGGTTATTCGGCGACATCTTGATCTGGAACGCAGGGGCCGTCGGGTTCTGGCTGGTGTCGATAAGCCAGTAGGACACGGCGCTGGAATAAATCCGCATAGAGGAATCGCTGAAGTTGGCGAAGATCCAGTCCACCTGCTCCGTAGCCGCTTCCGTCAAATTATCCGCCTTCGAGGTGCGGGTGTAATGGATGGGATTGGCGTCACTGTAGCCAGAGCCGAAGGTGATGAGCCCGGACGAGCTGGTGCGGATGGTGTAGGTGCATCCCACTGCGGCGCAGGCGTTCGTCCACTGGGTGTGATTGTCCTCAATCCAGTCCGCCGAGTTAGCCGCTGTGTTGACGATCTGGACAGTGCAGGTCGTGCCGGGTGTGATGTTTTCCGTCTGGAGGGTGATATCGACCATATCTCCCTCATTGATGAACCCACCCGGCGACACGACACGGAAAGTGGGAGTTCCGGGAGGCGTTACCGACACATCGGCTATCTGGAGGCTGACAACACCGTGCAGGATCGAGCCGCTGCTGGGGTTATCAATCCACGTATCGAGCTGGACGGTGCCTTCCGTGGTCAGGTCATATTGCGCCGTGCGGGCTAATATGATGGGCTCACCATCGTAGTTCGCCGCGAAGGTGAATATCCCGGTGCGGCTGGACGGGTGCGTGCTGTCGCCTTGGGGCGTATAGGTGACGCCTGTGTGCCGGGCCGCCTCTTCCGTGCACATATTGGTCCAGCTCTTCGACCAGTTGTTATTGTTCTCGGTCGCAGCTGCTCCAGTGCAGTAGCAGCGGATGCTACAGCCCGCCGTGGGGTTGGCAACCGTGATCTTGAGGGCGATTTCCGCCCCCTCATTCATGTAAAAGCCGGTGCTGTTCGCGTACCACAGATCCCAGCGAACGCCCGTGCTTGCGGACGTTTTCAGGGTTTGGACGAACGGCTGAAACATGACTACACCGCCACGTCACCGCCGAGGAAGTATTCCGCGCTGGAGCCGTCATCGTTCTTGTTCAGGATGACGCTGGCAATGGAGCCCTTCGCGCGTGTCTTAAAAAGCAGTTGCGGGCTCACCATGCTGGCACCTGAAGCCGCCCCGATTGTGATCCGGCCGGAGCTGGCCTGTCCAGGCATGCAGAAGAAGGTGCCGGTGATGTTGTTCCCCATGGTCAGCGTTACCGCGCTGCTTGACGTGAAGCTGATATACCGCCCGTTATACGTTGCTGCATTCGCCGCGTTGATGGTGAGTGAAGTCCCCGGGTAGACGATCGGAGTGAAGTCCTTCGCAGCCTCACCGGCTTCCTCGACTTCTGTGACAATGTCCTGCGCTGCTTGAATCTGCGTGGCTACCTCCGTTGCGGTTGCAGCAGCCGCTTGGGCGGAATCATTGGCATCGTTGGCATAGGACTGCGCATCCATTGCCGCCTGCCGTGCTTCCGCAGCGGCAATATCGGTCGGAGTCGGAGCAGTTACGGGCTGGCCGACAGGGCCAAGGAGAGGATTATTTTGATAGGTCACTCATAGAGACTTTCCTTATGCCCGCGTTTTCCGTTCGGCCCATGCCAGAACTTGCCCGGCCGTCTTGCCCTTAAATATTGAGGGGTTCGCAGCGACGACGCTGCGGCCGACGATCTTGAGAGCCGGTGTCTCGGGGCTGGCCTTGAGGAGACGAGCAGCAACAGGCGCATCGAGCAGGTGAGCGAGATAGATCGTCGCGTCATTCGTCTCGATGCCCCGCTTTTGCAGAACCGCGCTGTTCTTCTCGGCATATTTTGTCACCATCCGGCGACTTATATCCTTATCGTCCCGGAGAGCGAGGATTTCACGAGGGGATTTTCCTTGCGCTTCCGGCTCATCCTTCATCAAATCAAGCCAGGTGCTCTTGATGAACTGCCCGGCGCCGCGCGCGCTGCTGTTCGGGTTCTTGGCATCAGCGCGCCCACCGCTTTCCACGCCGATGATCTTGTCAACGAGCGTGTCGGAGACGGGAGATCGGTTCGGTTGGACTGGACGGGGACTGGGCGGGGACTGTGGCGGCGTACTCTGTTGATCCTGTTGGCTGGGGACCAGCTTCGACACGACGCCGCCCGCTCGTGCCGAGACAAACGGCACGGCGGCTTTGTCAGCAGCTCGCTCACCAGCCAATACGCCGAGTGCCTGATTTGCCTGTCCACGGGAAATTGCCTTCGACGCCATCCGCGCTGCCGTCGCGCCAGCGGTAACAGCTCCACCCGTCGCCAGACCGTCAGCGGCGGCTCCGACACCACCAGCAACAACCGGGAGCAGGACGTTGGCGGACGGGTTCGACGGGTCAAATCCGGCCCGCCCGATAAGTCGGAGCCAGCCTTCAAGGCCACCCTTCTCCGCCAATTGACCGAGCGCCTGCTTCTCTTCAGCAGAGAAACCACGGCTTTGTTTGCCGCTCTTGAGCAGCATCGAAATCTGATTTTTGAGAACACCGGGCTTGTCCCCGAAGCGGTCCACCAACATCCGCACCTTTTCAAAGCGTCGGTAGTTGCCCCATTCTTCCCGAGCCTGCTTTGCTAACGCGCCAGTCCCGCCAAGTCCTTCAATGGCATCGTCGAGCTTATCGATAAGGACGAGAGCCTTTCGCCCATCCGGATTGACCTTGCCTGCCGCATCAGTCGATGATTCCACGACATCGCTCAGGAGCTGACGGTATTGCTGCGCTCCCTCAAAACTGAGGGGTTTGTTCCGCAGCGCCTTGATATCTTTCATGACACTCAGCGTGCCAGCGTGAAGCTTGTCGTTGAGGACGCCATCGCCCTGGAGAGCATCATCGAGCGTCTTGACGATGCCGTTGACCTCCTTCTTCCCGATGACTTCCCCGGAATCCGTCATGGCTTTGAATGTCGCCTGCGATTGGGCCTTCAGGTTCTGTCCAACGTCTTGCCACTGCTCTGCCGAGGGTCCACGGACACCACGAATGATGTCCCGAGCGCCTTTTACGGTGCCTTGGACCGCCTGTCCGGCAGCACTGACAATTGGGCCCGCGACACCGCCCACAGCAGCGTTCACATTGCGGTTGTCGCCCTCACCGACCCCTTGCAGATACCCGGATGTTGCCCCACCCAGTGCGCTTTGCACTAAGGCACGGCCACCGGATACAGCGAGATTCGCACCCTCTGCCGCACGTCCGCCCACATAGTTGAGCGGGTTCGCGAGCGTTTCCGTGCCATAGCCGAGAATCTTGCTTCCCAGTCCGTCACCATATTGCGCCCGCTGTTGGTCTACGACCTGCGCAGCAGCCTTTTTGGTCGGTTCAAGGTTCGGGCGGATGGGGTTATCTACCTTTTCAAGACCGAACATCGGCGTCGGGTCAATGACGTTGGCCAAGGTGCCGATCGCACCGGCTCCGGCCGATTTGATGCCTGCCCCGATCGTGCTCAGCAACGATTTCTCCTCACCGGCCGGCTTCTTCCCGTCGCCATCGAGCTGGATAGACGTAGGATCGACCTCAATGAAGCCCTTAGAAGCTGGAGCAGCGTCCAGCTTCAGGGAGTTCGGGTCGATTTCTACGAAGGCCATTACTGTGCGATGAACGTCTTGCCGTCAGGTGTCCGATAGACGGGCTTGCCGCCGCTCGTACCAATCTGCTGTGCGCCTTGCGGCAGGCTTTCAATGGCTTTTCCGCCTTTCCCGGAGGCGCCATGCTCATAGGCGGAGTAATCCAGCGGCTCATGACCGTATTCGGCCCGGAGCTGGTCGTTTGTCATCTTTTTCAGGTCCGCGGATCGCTGGTTGATCTGCTGCAACTCGGCAAGGCGCTCACGGACAGCAGCCGTGTCATAAGGCGCGGCCAAGATCGCATCAGCTGCGCGTTGGGCATCGCCCTCGGTCTGGACGCCCTTCGCGAGAAGGAGACTGTCATTGACCATCTTCTTCAGATTCGCGGTGTAGTTCGCCATTGCACGGCTTTGCGGTGTACTGTTGCCGGTAGCATTCGCAATACTGGATACCGTGCGGTTCGCGATGTCGGTCTTCAACCCGCCGCTATCGATGTCAGCCATGATCTTGCTGATGTTCTGGTTTGTCTGCCCGAGGCTTCCGATAGCGTTTAGCGTTTCGTCCTGAAGCTTTGCGACGGTCGGGGATAGCGGTTTTGGCTGCGGATTCGCCCTTGCCTCTGCTTGCGAATCATAATTCCGCGCCTGCGCCTCTTCCGTCTTAATCTTCGCCTCGTTCAGCGCGTTTTCCTGCCGGGTGGCGTAGCGGGCCGCGTAGGCTTGCGGGGCATATGCCTTGAGAACATCATCCACTACCTTGGGCTTGCCTGTCACCAGTTGACCCTCGCTGTCACGCCCATACGGGATCAGCACATCCACGCCATTCAGCTTCGTGAAATTCATACTCTCGACTGGGACGCCCAGCTCGCTCGTCAGCACCTTCGCGGATTGCGGATTCGAGGCCAACCAGTTGCGGAGCCCGGTATCATCGCCAACGGATGCCTGGTCGGTTGCGCGGGCCAGCTGTTCTCCGGTGGATTTAGCCTCCTGTTCAGCCAGAAGACGATCCTTGACCTCCATCTGGTGCTGTTCCATCTGCGCCTTCAATTCAAGTAGCTGGTCAAGTCGGCCTTGTTTCGCATCACGTTCCGCCGCTGCTTTTTGAGACTTGCCTTGGGCAACAGCGCCGGTAACGCCCTTGAGGACGGCGGTCAGAGGCGTCAGTTGCCCTTCCTTGAAGGAGTCTGAGATGCCCTGATAGCGGTTCGCTTCAGCATCCAGCGCAGCCGCATTGTTGCCGCTGATTGCAGCAGACAGGGAGGGAAGTTGGGGAAGACTCGCGGTCGCCATTATGCTGCTCCGTATTTTGCGTAGCCAGTTTTGCTTGCAGCCCCGTACAGGCTTGGCAGCATCAAGCTTGTTCCGCCTGTGAACGGTGCGGCAGCGAGAGACGTCAGACCGACAAGGTTGCTAAATCCGGCTTGTTGTCCCGCTAAGGTCGCAGCATTGTTGGAGCCACCGATCGCAGCGACCGAATTATTGTAAGCTTGGTTACTAGCTTGCTGGCTTAAGCCGGTTGAGATCAGACCAGGTACAGATCCGAGTTGTATGCTCTGTTGACCGGTAATTCCGCCAGTAGCGAGATTGTAGAGCCCGAGTTGCCGGTTCAGTTCGTTCCCACGAGCATTTTCCGTAATGGTGCTCATATCCCGCCCTAACGTTGCGCGTTGATCCATCACGGTTGCGGCACGGCCTACGCGGGCATTCGCAGCCGCTGTGCTGTCCGCCTGCCCAAATCGCGCCAGCGCCTTCTCTTCTTGATTTGATGTCCGCCCCGCCGCGCGGTCGATCGCCATATTGGCGCTGGTCTCATAGTCCTTCAGATACTGGGCAAGCTCAGGATAATTGGCTGGGTCGAAGTTCTCGGTGAGATCCTTGATGTGGTTTACAGAGCTGGTGCGAAGCGCCTCCAGCGTATCCATGTACGCCTGATCTTCAGCAGAGAGAGGGAGCTTACTGCGAACCAGCGCCCAAGTGCCGTCTGGCTGCTTGACGCGCTCTGTTTTGGTATTGGCGATGTTGTCGATTTGGGTTTCGAATTGGGCCTGCGTAGGCGTAGGCGTGTTTGCCGTCTGCGGGTTCAGGACATCGTTAAGAAGGCTCGGCGTAAAGGCCAGCTTGCTGATACTGCTAAACAACCCCACTCATCGAGACTTCCCTTGATTTCGAATATCGGCCATGCCGGAATCCTTGGCAATATAAATCACGGGTACACCACGCACATGATCCGGTTGTTGTCCTGATAGTCGACGGTGCCGGTTCCGTTCAGCGCGCCGAAGTAGAACCCGGCTGCGGTATTCGGTCGTGCGACGCCGCCCGAAGTCGCGGCCCATGAGGCAACTTTGTAGTTATCGAGATTGCAGTTCACCTTATACAGCGCGTCCGCCATCGGCGTTGTGAAGCTTACCCCGTAGACACCCGTGCTGATACGGGTGCAGCCGCTCAGGCCCGAACCTTTTAGGATGGAACAGCCCGTTGTCGTGGTGCTGATGTAACCTGTGGCGACAGGCAGCAAGCTCGTGCTGATGATCGTGCCGCTCACCTGCAGATTGGTTGCCGAGATATCCGTTGCACTTACAACACTGGCGCTGATGGTCGTACCGGAAATCACATTCGTCGAGGTGATCGAAGTAATCTGTCCGGCCGTGTTGACGGTCAGAATCGGCACGGCATAGGAGCCGGAGACGCCAAGGTTCGCAAAACTGCTTGTGTCGAGCAAACCGAACGCCGCAGAGCCCGATCCGTTGGATTTCAGGACCTGACCCGATGTTGCAGCCCCGGAACTGATGGAAGACGGCGAAATGAGCCCCCAGAAGGTCGCAGCGCCGTTGTTGCTCAGAAACTTGCCGGACTGCCCAACGACAGAGGGTGCGACCCGCGCTTCAAGGCTATTCAGACCCTCGAATGCCTTGTTGATGTCGCCGTCAAGCTTCGCAGAACTGATGACTACGTCGTTGGCCCGGTCGGTCTGGTACTTAGTCGTGTTGACCGAGTGATTGGTCGGCGTGTAGGCGCCAGCAGGGCGTTCCCATGTCGCCGCATTTGCAAGAGGCACGCAGAGGTAGGCCGCGACACCGAGAGCGGCAGCGATGGTGATGTATGTACGCATTTATTTATCTTCCTATTGGTCTTAGCCCGAGCAGGTTTACCGGCCCCTCCGTCGTCGAGAACGACAGGCGGTAGCTGAAGGCTTTGTCTGCAAGGAATTTGTCGGTGACGACGGGATTGATGGTGCCGGAGTCCCACATGCCTACATCCCACAAGGCTTCGTCCCACTTGGAACCGCCACCTGTCACCGTGACCTGTGTTGTGACCACGTTCTGCTCACGGAAATCAATCATGCGATCGAGCGTGAGGGTGACATTCGGTGCAGTGTCTTCGAGCAGGATTTCAACGGCGCGGTTACCCCACCGGGCGCTCCGGGACAGCCACGGAAGCCACCACATACCAAAAATCGGCTCTTCATCGTCCGCGTAAGACTCGCCAACCAGCGCATCCGTGCCGTTGGCATAGAGATACGCCTGCTCACCGCGCAGGATCATCAGCCGGTTATCACCAAGCGCCACGAAACTGGCCGCATCGGCAAAATATCCCTGAAATTCCGTCCAGCCCTTGGCCTTGTCGTTCAGGACGTAAACTTGCAGGCCGGTATCATCGAGCTTGTACCCGAACATCCCGTCACGCTGGTAGAAGAAGCTCCGCGCCTTACGATAAGAATCATCATCCGCCAGTAAGGCCCTGATTTTATCACTAAATTCGCCATCCTGCGTGCTACCGATGTCGCTTGTGACCTCCACACCATCGGTCTGGACCTGAACCGAGAGTGTCCGGAGGCCGAACGGGGTCACAAATGCCTCATCATTCGGCATGGACTGGCGGAGTTTCTGGTGGATCAGGCCGACAGCCAGCGTTTTGACCGGGATGAACCCGCCAATCTCGCCCGGATCATAGCCTTGCCAGATGTAAGTCCGCAGCCGGCCATAAAAGACCATCGCGCCATTATAGCTGCCGATCGCCAGCAGCTCATCAAACACGTTCGCCTTGTTTTGGATGTTGATGTAGGCGACTTCCTGGGTGCTGGTGTCCGTTCCCTGGTCGAACCACGAGTTCTCATTGTTCTCAGCCGTCGTATAGAACGCCTTCATCGGGTCCGAGCCACGATACACTTTCGGCCGGGAGACACCACCGCTCAGTGCCCACAGCTTGTCATTCGCCGTCGTAATAAAGGAGAACGGCGGGGGCTCATCGAAATACTCGATCATCTCGATAACCTCTGAAGAGGCCGGGAAAGGCGTGCCCGTTACCGTGACGGTCAAGGTATCGCCTACGAGAGATGAGCTGGCGACGGTCGCTTCTATCGGGTCCGAGGACACAAATTTTACCCGAACCATTCGGCCATCGGGATAGTCCGACCGTCCGCCCGCAGGTTTGAGGCTGAAGCTGCTTGAGGATATCCATGTATAGCTCCCGGCCAGCCTATCCTCGACATATTCTCCGAGATCCGTGAAGTCGGTGCCGTCATAGGAGAAATTCGCATCCTGCCCGTTGTAGAAGATGAGCTTGCCGTTGAAAGTCGTGGTGCCGACCATGCCGAGGGAGGACAGGCCGGTTTTGACCTCCTCATACGCATCCAGCGCCTCGTCATAGCGATAAAGGGCGTTGTCGCTGCCCAGCACGATCACTTCAATCGTGCCGTCCGAGCGCCGATATTCCCAGCCGTCCTCCTGCTCAACGCCCATTTCCGGGCCTTTCGTGCCCATCCCGTAGCGGAGAGCGCCGGAGCCACCCTTCTTCTTATTAGGGATGATGTTGATGAGCTTCCGGGCATATTGGGAGCCGCTGAGTAGCGTCGGACTGAGAGACGAGTTGGAAAGGGCGCGCGGGAAGAGCGTGAACAGGCTTCCGTCAAACGCGCCGGGCCGGGTTGCTACCATTACAGCACCGCCCGTGTCCGCATGTCGCTATCCGGGCGCTGGTTATGCAGATAGGTAATGAGCTTGCCCTTGATCTCCTCGTAACGCGCTTTGGTGAATTGCAGCTCCGCTCCGGACAGCTTGTCGCGTTCGTCGTAAGCGATCGTCCAGAGCGTCGCCCACTCGATAGCCTCGTGATAGGCCGGTGGAATATGGATATCGGCCTCCAGCGTCTCGGCCGTCAGTGTAACCGGCACGGGCGTATAGCCGACCGTCAGTGTCGTGGAGTTGCGCGGGTAGGTAATCAGGCCGTTGAGGATGCGGTCGTAATACTGCGGGTTGCCGGTGGCCGTCAGGCCGTAATCCTCTTCCTGAATATCATCGACCGAGCGGTTGTAGAGACGGGCACCGTTGTTGTTGTCGTCAGAGACCGAGAGGACTTCATGCACGCCGTAGGAAAACAGCCCTGCGCCGTCTGTGATGGTCATGCTTTGGAAACGGCGGAAAAAGCCGTGGTTGGCCGCATAGCACTCCGCCAGAAGCTCCGTATAGGCCTTGTTGGCATAGCGCAGGATACGTGCCTCATCATCCTCAGAGCCCGTATTCCCAACGAGGGCTTGGCTCTTGATGTTGGCGATGATCGTTGCGGCGTCCACGGCTCAGGCTTTCTTTAAACTTGTGGGGGCTTTACGCCGCCCCCTTGGCGTTCACTGTTTGTTCTACTCAACAGCAGAGACATAGTGGTGGATCGTGCCGAAGGCTTGCGAAGTACCGGAGGTGTTTTCGCAGAGCTGCTTGGCGCCAGTGACCATAGAGAAGCCAGCTTGCACGATTTGGCCGTGGTCAGTGTCCTCGATGGTAATGATACCCCGGTTTTCCGGCGCAGCCATTTTCAGGGCGCGGTTACCCGGTGCCAGCTCAACCTTACCGAAGCCAACGCCACAAGCGTTGACGCCGAGCAGGAGGTTGTGGGCGATCTGGCTGCTCGAAGCACCAGCGGTGGCTTCCAGCATGGAGTCGTTGTTGAACTCATAGATCAGCACGCCTTCGTACTCACCGATATAGTCGGAGCCGCCGATGAGATCGAACTCAGGGCGATCCTTATACTTGATGAGGTCCATGAAGCCGGAGCTTGCCTTGAGGTCGCGGATAGCCAGCGGGTGAGCCAGATAAATCCACTTGCGGGCGGAGGTTCCGTTGGAGCTTTCGACCTTATAGGGGTTCATCTTGAGACCGCCAGACACGGCTTGACGCTTGGCCTTGAGAGCCAGCGCGGCAATGTCGGTCAGCTTCAGCTTGTCGTCAGTAGCGTCAACGTTCGCCTTCGCGGTAGCAGCGGTGGCGTTGTAGTTCGCTTCGTCGGAGCCGTAGCGGTAACGCTGGGAGACACGGCCTGCGGAGGTATCAAGCAGGGCGGTGAGGATAATGGATTCCATCTTCTCACCAACGGCACGTTTCATTTCCAGCTTGTCGCTTTCGAGCAGGTCGAAAGTCGCGCGTTGCTGGCTCATTGAGACGCCCTTGATGTCCACACCGACACGTTGCAGGTCGATAGTCACGGTGTCGGTGGTTTTGGTCAGCTGCACCGTCGCGTCATCAAGGCGAGTGTTACCGCTAACCCATGCAGAGGACGGAACGCCAGCACTGAACGGGAACTTGAAGCTATCGCCGGACACCTTATCAAAGGCTTTAGTGAAGATTACGGAGTTATCGGTGTTACCCATCAAACGCTTGAAGCGGTTGTCCTCCTTGTAGCCACGGAATACGGCATCAGCAACGTTAACGGGCTTGATGACGGAACCAGTGGCAATGTTTTCGGTAAAGGTCGTCATGACCTTAGACTTTCATTGATTACAGGTCTGCGTAGACAGTCCCTACCGGCTGTTTCACAACAACACTGGGGGTGTTTACGCTGGTTTTAGGTTTACGGACTTCGGTGACTCCCTGACCTGCCTGTAGTTCAGCAACCTGCTTCTTGAGCTTACGGATCACGGCCAGCGCATTGCCTTCCGTGGTCAGATCGCTCAATTCCTCGTCAGCCGCCTTGCCCCTGCTGATGATGTATTCCACCACCAGAGAATCCGGCATTCCGTCGAGTTTCGCCCGTTCATCCGGGTCGTTTTGCAGGAGGACGTTGTAGTTCCGCACATAGCGGTCCACGGTCTGCACGTCGCCGTATTTCTCGGTCAGATGCGGTAGCGCCTTCGGAGCATTCTGGTCAAAATAGACCAGCTTCTCATTCACAGCGTCCCGCTCCAGGCCGTTATCGACCCATACGTGGAACTCCTTGGGATCGACACCTTCGATGTCGCTATCCTCCAAGAGGTTTGCGTCCTTTTGCTTCTTCACCACACGTCGCAGAGCTTCCGCTTTCCCTTTCAGGTTGGCGTTCTTGTCCGTTTGCGATTTCAATTGCGCCTTGAGGGCAGCGATCGTCGCATCACGTTCATCTTCCTGCGCCGTTTCGGCTTGGGTAGTCTCGGTATTATCGGCACCGTCGCCGTCAGCCTCGCCATCCGCTACTTCTTCGGCTTCCGTCTCCTCGACGTTATCCTCTGCAAGCTGTTCAAGTTGCTGTTCGTCCATCACGCACGTCCCATTACATTGGTTATTGCGGCAGGTTGTGCCCCTGCCGGGCCTTGCGTTATCCCTTGCGGGCCTCCGCCAAGTTTTTGCATCTGTTCCCGCATCTGCGCCTCATTTGCGAGGCGTTGCTGAACGCTCGCTTCCACTTCCTTGCGGAGCTTCGCGTTCTTCGGAACACCGGCGATGTCGAGCAGGCCGGGCGTAAATTGTTCGGGGGTGATGCCAGCCGTGAACAGCTCGAACATCTTGATCCGGGATTCTTCGTTCTGGCTGGACACGTCCATCGTCTCTTCAATGGACACGTCGTAGGTGCCGACCCGCACATCCTGCCGGGTCACGTCCTTGCCGTCGGCGCCCTTCACAGCCTCGTTCAGGCTGACGGACTTCACCACACCGTCGTCATCGGTGACGTTGAACACGTTCTTGTCGGTAAAGGTCGCACGGACGAGCCACAGGAGCTTGTCGGCCCAGCGGTACTTCGCATCAAGGAAGCGGTCGAACATCAGGGCAATGGTGGTTTGGGAAGCAGCCTGGCGGCGCTGGATCGCGATGCCGGATTTGGCGTTGGTTTCCACGCCCATCATCTCGTCATAGATGCCGAGGGCCTTCTGCACGTCCATGTCAGCCACCTGCAGGATCTCGCGCAGGTGCTGGATACGCTGGGTGTTGTTCTCGAAGTCGAACTTCTTGCCGGGGTTCACCTCGATAATCCCGTCAGCGCGGGCGATCTCTGTAGCGACCTTAGAGATCTTATCAACCGCACCCTTATCCATCACAACGCGGTTGCTGGTGGAGTGCCAGTAGATCAGCGAGAGGGTCCGGTTATAGAGGTTCTGCGGGTCACGCGCGGCGCGAATAATGCCATAGGGCTTGCCGGTCAGCTCCTCACGGAACGCCACGATCGGCGTATCCACGAAGTCCCCGCGTGCCGGGTTGAGCTGATACGGGCTTTCAAACCAGTCCAGCATGACATCGCCGGAGAAGTAGCAGGTGTAGACCTTGTAGCCCTTTTCCTCGCTGATCTCTTCACCGCGCTGACTATTCTTCTCGGCCTCCTTACGGTCGAACGTCTGAAACACCTTCCCATCCTTGGAGGTGTAGACGTAGAACTTGGCCGCCACCCGGTAATCAAACTTGATGACGCAAAGCTCGTCGAACTGCTTGTCGTAATAGCTGCCACCGTTGACCAGGCGCAGGCGCTCACCGAGCAGCGAATAGCCGGAACCGCCAACCAGCGGCGCTCCGGCGTTAATCAGGCTGTCGATTTCCTCCGCCTTGTCCTCGAAAATAAGCTTCCACTCCTCGCGGGACTTCCAGATCATCTCCGCCGAGAAGCCTTGATTGGTCAGGTATGGCGTGCGGTCCCGAACGTCCCACACCTTGTCAAACGGGCTGGGGCGGCGCTCACCAAGAACGCCGTCATCCACTTCGAAGGTATGCCAGCCTAAGCCGCCCTTCATGGCATCCACACCCGCCTCTCCGAGGATGCGCATGGAGTGGTTTTTGTCCTGAACGAACATGGCGAGCGCAGTGAGACCTTCCGCCGTAGCGGCTTCCTCATCCGCGCCCGTGCGGCTCTTATATGTGATGGTAGTGCGCGCCTGGATAGCCTTGGCAGCGGCGCTATTGATACGCGGAGCAATCAGGTTGTGCTGGAATGGCCGGATCTTGGCCTCGCGCATCTTTTCGAGATCGTCCGTCGAGAGCGCCCTCCCCTCGTAATAGTCGAAGTCACGAGACGCTTCATCGTACCAATCACGGTACGTTTCGCTCTGCACGGACGCCTCAAAGACGGACTTGCACTTCTCGAATTCGGATTGGGCGTCCAGTTTTGCCAACCATGGCTACTTCCGCTTGGCTACAACCATGGCGCCGTCCTCAATAAGAGGTTCAACGACTTCAACTGTGTCGTTGTCTTGTGCCTTCTTCGCCGGGATCAGCGTGTATCCGCCTTCCTCGTTGCGGGCTTTCTCCAGAAGGTCTTTGCCTTGCGGTTTGGCTTTGGGAGTTGTGGTACTGGTCGTGTCGGGAGACATGCCTTGAACTTTCCTTACAGTTGCAATCTAATCATCTATTGCAACTCTAAGCAAGCCCTACCACGCGGAGCGGCGCTCATCATCAACCGACTCGTAATATCCAAGTCCCCCATGGATATTGTAATAGACCGCCAAGTACCGTGCCGAGGATACGCCATGACTCGTCCAGTCATGTTTGAAGCGCCATAACCCCGTCTTCTCGTCCTTCTCCCTGCGGTGATTACGCAAGCAAGCTAGCAGCCCTTGGCAATTTTCTTCATCAATAAACATGAGCGGCAGGACGGTGCGTAGGTTGTTTACATCCCGGTCTAGGTCGTTGGTGCGTTCAAGCATCTCCACCGTGAATCCGAAGCCCTCCACTATTTCTACGTCCGTCTTGCCGGTGTGAGAGTTCGTGCGGTTCGCATCGTGCGGCATCACCACCTTGCTGATGGTGTACGGACGCCCAATCAGCTCTTCCTGAACTACAGTGGGAAGAGGCTTGTTGTTGCCCTCCCAATAGCCAATCGCGTTGACCGCAGTGCCGTTGCCCTGCTGCACGAACGTTATAGCATGTGGGTCGCCTTTTCCGCTGGCAGCGTGACCCATGTCAAACACGGCTATGACGGGCTTAGTTGGATCATGCGGTACCTTGCCAATACGCCCCTGCTTTTCCATCGCGGCCATCTCTTCGCGGAAGATGGCGCCCGCCGTGAAGGCCATTGGTACGCCTTCCCAGATGTTGTCATAGGTCGCCCTATCCATCGTGACGAAATGGTGGCGTCGTTCTTCTTCCAGCACCTTTGGAAACCACGGGTTATCGTTATGATTTACCTTGACGACCACGCTATCCGGTGGCGGCTTGACGACCAGGCGTTGCCACACGGGCGCTTCAATGACCGAGGGGTTGAAGCTAGTCCAGATTTCAGAGCCTTCAGTACGAATCGTGGGGATCACGTTATTGAGGGTGCCGTTGGTGATGTTCTGGCCTTCCTCAATCCAGAGCTTCGTCGCTCCTTCAAGGGACTTGATGCTGACGCCATCCAGCTTCGACAGCCCTTTAAACACGAACTCCGAACCGGTGCGTGTGTTTTCGATGCTGGTCTTCGTAAACTTGTAGTCCGTCAAACCATCCTTCTTGATGGTATTTTCCAGCAGACGGTAAACGCTGTCCTCTATACTGTTTTGAAACTCGCGCCCGCACACGATGAACTCAGGTTGACGTGCAGCGATGTGGACGAGTAAGCCGCCAATGGTATGGCTCTTGGCACCGCCACGCCCCCCGTATGCGGTCTTATAGCGGTGAGGCTCCAGAAATGGCGCGAACTTCTCCGGTATCTGGATTTGGTTCACGCATCGGCGCTTTCCTTGGGCCTTACCAGCTCCACAGTAAGCTTACTGGATACCTGTAGTGGGTTGTCTTCATCCCCTTGCACGCGCGTTGTCTCTGTCGGCTTCTCAAAGCCATTGTTAGCCAACCAATCCGCCCAAGCCTTCTCTCCCTGCAACGCCTGGAGCAGCGCCACAATGACCAATGCATCGATGGCTTGCTTGCCTTCGCCTACCGCATGCTTGATCGTTTCCTGAATGGATGCGGGCAACGCCTCGTCACCATTAAGCAGACGCTGGATACGGGTTTGCAGGTTGATCGAGCCCTTAGGACGGCCTCGCCCTTCCGGCTGGTATTCGGAGGAGAATTGCGTTGACGGATTCGGGAACTGCCCCACCGTTTTGGCACCGTTTTCACTCATATCCTTAAACTGTCGCAACCTGAACGTGTTGGCAAGAAAAAGCTAGGGCTCTGCCCTCACGCGCTGCAAGCCCCTTCCGCCCAGCTTCCTACGTGCAGCCGGTTCCCCGCGAAGGCATGTCTTTATGCGGCGATGTGTTGCCAGCCTCTGCCCGATTTGATGCGCTGAATAGCGCTGCGAACCACTCCAAATTCTCTTGCCAAACCAGACACCGATGACCCAGCCTTAAGCCGATGCTTGATATTCTTCACATCTTCATCAGTCAGTTTGGTATTGCGCGGGGGCTGTGAGCCAAAAGGGATCGCCGCGCGACTGCGGTTCATGCAGTCAGCGCGATTTAGTTTCGCGTCACCCCAATAGAGGTGCGTCGGGTTGCAGCATCGGGGATTGTCGCAGTGGTGGCAGGCAAAATCGCTGGGGAGCGGATTGAATTTCGCCGTGGATGCCATCAGCGCTAAACGATGCGCTCGGTAGTTTCTACCTCTAATCCGCGCTGTACCGTAGCCGTTGTGCGTAGTCCTCTTCCAAGGCCAGCATGCGTCCGGCCCACCGGCCCTATCTACTTTACTCCAAAACCGTTCAAGGGTAGCTTCATCAAAGCCCACGAACCTCACTTTCGTTGGTTGTTATACCGCTGGCTGCTACCAGCGGTTTTATCTTGATTCAGTTTTTAGATGCTGACAAGAAAGAACGGGGCACTTCGTCCCCATTGCGTCAAGGCATCCAAACGCCTCCCTACGGGCTGCCCTCGTTCGGAGCCACCTTGACCCAATTCCCCAACTGTTCGCCACGAGGCAGGATTGCATGGGAGCAATCCGCCTTCTATTCCGGATCTAAAAGTCACTCGTACCGGTCGTCTTCCGTGAATCCGGGGCAAACGACAGCAGTCAAAGAGCGCACGTATTCGGTCCCCACGACGTTGTCCGCCAGCGCGGGCAAGCCTGAGATTGAACTTAGATCTTTCCTCAACTGGGCTGCTTGCTTTGCCTTGGCGCTTGTGAGGTTAAGTGTGAATGGACCCGGCAGTGCGTAGTAAAAGCTTTCCCCGTTCACCGTCTGCATAGTACCCGCGAGCGGCCACCGTTTTGCGACGACGTTCTGATATCCCTTGCTTGTCAGGGAGGTGGCTATCTTCTTAGCTGCGGGCATTGATTCATCCACGTGCTCCGTACAGCCGAAGATCGTCACCTTCCACGTCCTCACATCATCGGGAGATAAGGCCGGTGTAGTAGGTGTGCTGGGCTTTGGCATTGGAATCGGCGCCATGATTTGCGTAGGCTCGTCAGTAATGGGCTTGGTGTTCTTTGGCAGGCGCTTAAGTTCAACAGTCGCTTGGCGGGATTTATCACCCATCAACTGAAGCGGCGCCGTCGCTTGCTCAAATCCATTGGCGGTGACAACCGTCTTCCAGTCACTTAGCTTCTCCGGTAAATCGTAATTTTCGTAGTGATCCAGAACCATCCCGGCCTCATTAACTGACTTAATGTTGAAAGGGTGATCCTTCAAAGGAATCAAAGCTGTTGCGTTTTGTATTGCATGTGTAGGATCTTCCGCGTCCCGAATGTAAACCCTGACGGTTGTCACATTTGAATTTGAAATAGTTAAAACCTCAAGAATTGGCTTTGCCAATACTCCCATTATCGTCAAGACGGAAACAATGGCAAAAGTCCATTGGATCAATTTCGATCGTATAAAGTATGCCGCGATGAGGACGATTACCGCCATGCCGAGCATAAACTGCTCGGGCGTCGTCAAACTCGACGGCATCTTGATTAGTTCTGTAAGTACGTCAAAAGCACCTTTGGATTGGTCCGCCATCTTTGCCCCCGAGACCTGTCGGTGCAAATTGCTATATGCGCGTTGTTTTTACAACCCGAGATTCTATTTCACCAATATTTCAGATTGCCTGACTACCAACCCACCCTCTCCTGCCCCGGCAGGTATTCCGTCATGGCAAAGCCAATCGTCAGCCCCACGGCGCCAAGCAATATGGTGCCGGTCATCAGCATGATTTTCACATCTGTTGCTTTCTTAAATTGATATTCCCATCGCCCGGGCGACGACGATTGCGGTCGCAGTAAAGACCGCCGCTTTGGTAGCCCAGAAGAGCATCTTTCCGAGGATGGCGCCGATAATGAGTGACATATTAACGGCCTTCCTTTGATTTCCGGACGTAGACGACCTTCTTCTCCAGCCCCTCTGCATCGAGCAGGCGACGGCTCGGGCTGCGGTATCCGCTTAGCGTATTAGATAGTTCAGCTTCCGGTATGCCGTACTTATCGGCAGTTACCCGGATGCCACCATATTTCCCACCAGTGCGGGACTCCTTGTGGTTTTCCTCCACTTTCCCGAACAGGTATTCAAGGAACTCCTCTCGGGTAACGATTTTAACGGTATCGAATTTCAATGTTTGGTCTTTCGTTGATTAGTTTTGCATCAGGAGCGTCAGCGCGGTGAACCAGACGACCTTGCACAGGACGTGCAGGAGTTGATCCTGATTGTAGGTTAGCCTCCCATCGGACTTCGCATAATCGATAACCGCGTGGGCGACGAATTCCGCGAGACCAAGCCATCCGCTTCCTGTAATCGCCCAGACGAACGCAGCATGGATGGAAGCATGACAGACGAGAACGCCCAGCCAAATCACTTCACCCGGAACAAGGTCGAGTTTATGGTTCTTAGCTTTCGCGATCCAATCGCCCTGGAGTGGATAATCGGCAAGGGCGTGGCCGATGAGGAGAAGAGCGAGAATTACCATCACCGACCTCCCCGCACACGCTTGCGGCGGCAGTTCTTCGGATCATCCAGCCAGAATTCCTTCACCCGTGCGCCGCACTTGGTCTTGATCCAGCGTTCCTGCAATGGCCGGCCCTGACTTCGGAGCCGTTTGGTCACTTCCCGGACACGCCGATCAGCGGAGACGGCGCCGCAGATGGCAAAGGCGTTTAGGGCCGTGATCTTCTGGCCCCGCTCCAGCGCAGCCAGGATCTTGCCGCAGTGGGTGTTGGCAGGGAACGGGCGGAGATGCTGTTCAGCATTGCCGTGGACGAGGCGTTTGATGACCCGGCCAGCGGGAGTGGCGTCAGGCTGGGGAGCGATCCAGTTCAGGAGGGATTTGAGCTTCATCGTGTGGCCCTCCCTACGATTCTCGTCCGATGCCGAACCCTACGCGTCTGAGAGAAGTATCGACCTGCCCGTACAAGCCGAACCGTGGCCACCCCAACTCCGTACCAGCCCGCACAGTCTCGCGTCGAATAGCCAGCAACGAGCAGACGTTGCATGTATTCCGTCTGGGAGGGAAGCAGGACATGCTTGTTCTGCGGAAGCGTGCGAGCAAGCTCCCGCATCCGGTTGGCATGCTTCTCCACAAAAGCGTGATTGCGACGGAACATGTCGTGGATGTTGTCCCGGTTGGTGCCCCAGCGAAGATGGTTAGGGTTCACGCAGGAGGGAACATCACAGCTATGAAGGGCGTGCTTGTCATCAACGCGCGGCTTGCCGGCAAGTAGAAGGGCAATGTGCGTCGCGAACACCTTTTTACCGCTAAACCAAAACCTCGGGTGACCGTTATGAGACAGTTCCCCGTGCCACGGCCAACACTCGTCGTCTCCCATGCGTGTAAATTTTGAACAGAGCCGCGAAATATCAGAACTATTCATGATCGCCCCCGTTGAGCCCATGGCCTTCGAGGATGTCGATTTCGATGACAGCTTTCACCATCTCCGGGCGAAAAGGCTCAAGCGCAGCTTCTTTGGTCGGACGAATATCAGACAGCACGCCACTGTTCTTGCTGGACGTAGCAGCGAACACACATGCAAACCCCTTGATGCGCTTCGGCTCGACCCATTCGGCTACGATATCGGCAGGTTCTTCATCATTATAGATATTGAATTTTCCGTCCTCAGCGTACCATCTGAGACAGTCCTCCCCATTTTGGTCAGTTAAAACGGCCACGCGATGTCGGTTGGTTAATCCAAAAATTCCTATCCCGGCTACGAATACTTTTTCGCCTTCGCGCGTCCGGTAGTACTTCCCTGCTTCTAATGTCAGGGCTTTTGTTTCATTCATGTCCCTCGCTTTCTCTTAAAGTTGAACCACAACGGCGAGGCCGAGGACGACGGGCAGCATGAATGCCAGCACCATTGTCGTGGCGAATTCGGGCGCATCGACGCCCCATGTATCGCGGCACCAGTCGGTGAAGCGTTCAAGGCGGCTCATGGGTTTGATGGGTTGGTAGATAGTCATTGGGGTTGTTCTCCTTTGTTGGTGATCGAATCATCACCCATATATTTTTAGTTGTAAATATGTTTCCAACAATTTTTAGTTGACTATGCTTTCACGCGATCCCACTATGCTTGTGCGTCCCAACGCGAAACCATCAACAAGGTAAGGAATACTCCAATGAATACTTTGGAGCCGTTTGCTCAAATTGCTGAGCGAGCAAAGAGAAACGCGGCCCGGCGTGAGCAAGACCGGCGTTTGAACGATCTGGTGCAGCTTATTGACGATCTGTCTGCCGAGATGGGGTCTTACGACTTCGTGACCGCTCTCCGCGCCAAGGGCTACAACATCGAGGCCGATGGCATGGCGCTCAGCCGTCGCGGCATCACCACCCACTAACACGTTTCGGCCGAGGGGCCGGAAACCGCGAAAGCGGGATACCTAAACCAATGAAATGTACTGAAATGAATCTCAATGACGTATTCCCTTCCAACTACCTGAAAGCCGCCGACCTGCAAGGCCGCGATGTCAACGTAACGATCAAGACCTATGGCCTCGAAAAGCTGGGCGAGGAGCAAAAGCTTGTCTTGTACTTCCAAGGCAAGGAAAAGGGCCTCGTGTGCAACCGCACCAACGCCGACCGGATTGCCCACTACTACGGTGCCGATCTCGATCAGTGGATGGGCAAGCAGCTCACTCTGGGTACCGAGCTTGTTTCCTTCCAAGGCAAGACCAGTGAGGCGATCCGCGTGAAGGGCCGCCCGTCTGCCCCAGCAGAAGGCGCCAGCGCCGCACCGGCAGCAACTGCCGATCGTCCCTTCGATGATCAAACGATTCCGTTCTAAATCATGGAAAAGACGTGCTTCAAATGTGAGCGGGTTAAACCGCTCACCGAGTTTTACCGCCACAAACAAATGGCGGATGGACACCTCAACAAGTGCAAGGAATGCACCAAAGCCGATGTCCTTTCTAACTACCACAAGAATCCGGAACGCGTGAAAGCCTATGAAAGTCGTCGTGCTATGCTGGAACATCGGGTCGAGGCTCGGCGCCAATATGCCCGACGCAATCCTGACGTGATCTCCCGTATTAATCGCGCCAGCACGAAAAGACATCCAGATCGGCGATCCGCTCGGGTCAAACTCGGCAATGCCGTGCGCGACGGTCTTCCGAAGGCGGCGGCTTGTGAGGTCTGCAATCGTCCAGGTCGCCGTATTCATGGCCACCACGAGGACTATTCCCGCCCGGTGTGGGTGGCGTGGGTCTGCACCACCTGTCACCGCAACATCCACAAGGGCATCGTGACCTTAGGGAGGTTCCACCATGAACGCTGAAGAAAAGAAGCTGAAGGTCCGCGACGACTGGATGGCGCTAGAGGACGAGTGGATGGAAGCGCACATAAAGGCCCGAGGCCTGCGCGAGAAGGCGGACAAGGCAAAGTGGCGGTTCGCGGAAACACTTTACGACGAGATGCACGCCAAGGCATTGCAAGAACAACAAGAAGAATCCCCCCATGGAATTGATACGAGGACCGAAACCGCTGACCGAGGTTGAGCGCGCAGCCGCTGCCTATCTCCATCAGCAGGTTAAGAATGAAATATTGGCCGCAGGCATAGTGATCGCAGCCGGAGAACTCCAGTGGAAGAACCGTGATTCGGTTTTACCAAGGCTGGACAAACGAAATCGTTGGGGCGAACAAATGGTGGATCGGCAATGGACCGGGCATCCGCCGACCGCTCTCGATCCATTCATTGCACCACCGATCAATTGCGACCAAACGAAGAAACGTCAGACCCACAAATCCACAGCTATAGCAGGCCCAGAAGAACGACGAGCGAGGTACTTCCAACGCGGGCGCGCCTAAGCCGCCTCGACCAACTCCACCCGGCACTCACCGGGTTTTATTTCGTCCGCCCTACCCCAGCGCAGCCGAATGTCTACGATCTGGCAGTCATCTTCCAGCACTCCCCAGCGCACCAACGTGTCACCTACAGCCTTTTCAGTGTTGGCTATATCCCGGCGTCGCCGATCCGGACGGCCAAGGACATACACGGCGATGACCTCGCCTTGCAGCTTGACGATGCCTGACGGCATGGCGGCATCCGCCTGCTTTTCCCACGCGCAGTACTTGGCGGTTTTAACCCGCCCGCCGCGCGCAATATTCCGGAACAGGTTGTTGACCGAGGGAGGGAAAGGGAGAATGGCAGAGAAGGATTTCACCCCCCGATTCTGACGGGTATTCGGCCATGTCGTCAATCTGGACGTTTATCCCGCGCCGTGCATAATGCAGCCTCTGGTCGGGGCATCTTCATGAACATATCGCGTGGTCTGCTAAGGCTCTGGGTCGTCGCAAGCGGCCTCTGGGTGATTTTCGTCGCCTTCCTGAGCTACGAGGGTATCGCCAACCCGTATGTCCCCGGTAGGGCCTACTATTTCCGCAAGGACATCTCCTTCGCCCGCCAACAGGCCGAACTAGAGAAGAGCCGGGCTCAACCGGCCTGGTCAAACTACGAGATCAACACGCCGGATGGCTTCACTTACTCGATGACCGGATCATCCGGCGATGACGCTGCAAAACGTGTGCTGGCGGCGATTGGCACGATCAACTACGTCAATGATCCGGTTGTCGTTGAGCGCTACACCGACGACTACCGCTTGCTTGAGGAAGGTGTCACCCGAGGAGTGAGCGAGAAAATTGACGTGAGCGTCCCGGATACAGTCCTGTTCATCGGAAAGAGTGAGCCCAAGGACGTAAAAACTCGGCTGGCGAAGGAGGTTTATGAAGGGGCCTCGAAGGCTCGTGAGCTGGTCGTGAGTAAGAAGCGCACCGAGGCAATTACCGGCGCCGTCGAACTCGCGCTCCTTCCTCCCTTGGTCGTGTTTGTGCTGGGGTATCTTCTGCTATGGGTTGGACGGGGTTTTCGCGCCCGCTGAACCCTTGAGCCACTTATTCCAGTTCAGCCCCTTTCCCCGCTCCTTCGGGTCAAACCACTCACCGCCGTATCGGTCGAGGAAGGCTTGAGCGCCTGCCTTGGTGGCGAAACAGTGCACGTTATAGTGCCGGTCCTCATGGAAGATGGAATGCCCACGCACGCAGCGCATGAGCTTCTGCTTCTCGCAGAATTCCATCATTTCCGCGCCGAGTTTCCCGAGGGATGCCTCCTGCGGCAGGATTATCTGGAAGGGCCATCCACGGTCGATGGCGGATGGAGTGAGTTCACCTTTGCGCCTGTTCATGGGCGCCTATGTTCCCTATCCGTTCTCGCTGGTCAATCCTGTTTCTTGACACTCTTCAAACTGAGATAGTCCCACGTCTTTTCGAAACGCGTGCCTCGCAGTCCCTGCCCGACATTGTCCAAGCCCCGGACGAGCACATAAAGTCCACCGAAGAACTGTGCTGAGGCGCCTGCCGTGCGGAAGAGCATTTGGAACCCGTCCTCAATTTTGGGGCCATGTCCGCTCAATAGAAGGTTGACGACCGTGAATTCGATCAAAACCATGGCGAACACGATTTCCAGCAACCCGTATAAAAGCCGAGCGTTTTCCCGAATCCAGTAAAGGACTATCCCTAATGACCCGGTGTAGATCGCGATGACCGCAATCATCAGCCATATGAGCAGGCTTTGATGTTCCGTGAAATACGCCACCCGTTCTTCAGACGTCAACCAGCTTGGGACCACGAGCAAAAGCGCCGGAAATAGGATAACGCCATAAATTAACGCCTTTTGACCGATCGTTCGCCCCTGCCCAAACATCTTGCTCTCGCTAAAATCAGAAATTGAACCCACAGAGAATTACATGGCCACCCAGTCGGTCAACAGCTTTCTGCGGGCCTGTATCTGTCGTCCCATGGCAATTTTTGTATCGCCGATGAAGGCGGCAAGAGACGGCATTTTCTGCTCGCCCCGAACCGCCCAGCGCACCGCCTTCCGAATGGCGAACAGCGGAAACTCGCCCAACTGCTCGCCCCATACTTCGACCTGAACGGCCGACTTCGCGGCATCACCAGTGTAGAGGTTGAACGCAGCAAAGAGCTTCGCGATCTCGACCGCCAGCTCCGGGCGGCGCCTGGCTGACGGCTCTAGGATCTCAGAAAGGGATCTGAGAGCCGTCGTAACCGCCTCCAGCATCTCGGGCGTCTTCTCCGGCTTGGGAACCAGCGGGAACGGCTCCATGCCCGTTCGTGCCTTGACCTCCTGCGCCGCGAGCCACAAAGCCATGGAGGGCGGCAGCAAGTCCCCCACTAGCCGCTCCGCCAGCACCGCCGCCTCGTCTGCCGTTCTGGGCGTTGCGACGACAGTGGCTCCGCCATGTGGCGGGCCAATCTCCCTTGAGCCCTCCGCCGACAGCGTTGCCGCTGGACCAGTAATCTTGGAAATCGTCCCACTCGAAGCTGATGCGCTTGCTGTCCCATCCGAATTGCTGGTGAGCCCACTCTCCCCACTCTGCTGGCGGGAGGCCGTCAGTGTTTGCGAGAAACTGGACAAGGCTTGTTCGAGGGTTGGCACGGGTGGAGGCTTTCGTTCTGGGGGATATAGGGGGAGTATTATTTTGGGTTGTTAGAGATGGATTGTTATGGGGGTCCAGCTGCTGGACCACCCCTAGTCCAGCTAATGGACTACCCCCGTCCAGCTGCTGGACTACCCCCGGCATTGACGGCCGGTACATATTCGAGCTGGCAGAACCGTTCTCGCGTTGACGGCTATCTATGACAAGAAAGCCTGCATCAGCAGCTTTTTGGACATGTAGGATGACGGTTGACCGACCAAGCCCACTTTCCTCAGCAATGAGCGCGTAGGACGGGAAGCAGCCTGTCCCGTCCGAGGCCATATGGCTCCAGATGGTATAGCAGACCAGCTTGGTGGTGCTTTCGAGCTTCGAGGAACGGATGGCGTGTTGCCATGAGAAGAAGGCAGTCATGACGCGAGAGCCTTCACCTCGTCTATCAAAGCTTGGACTTGTGGGTCAGGCAACCTGAACCACTCGCCGCCCTTGCGGTAAGAGCGATACTTATCATGAAGCTCGCGCTCAATTTTAGCTGCGTTCGGCACCTGCGCAGAAACCACAAATTCTGCTGGATAAAGCTCTTTCGACCGCCTCTTCAAATCGATGGTGATGCCGATCTTAAAGAGGCCATCCCCTGTCTTGAACACGTAGACATGCCTCTTTCCCGAAACTTCATCTTTGAGAGTAACTTTCGGAGGATCAAATCCGTAGGGGTCAGCCATAACGAGATAACCAGTCGAATGCCTGGCCACGAACTGAAATTTCTCTAGTTGACCGAGAGCGTCCTCAAACTCGTCTTCGCCCATGAAGCGAGCGTAGTCTTTAATGTCAGCGAACTTACAAGGAAACCGGATTTGACCAAGTTCGCGGATGGCAATGCCCTCCATGTGTGCGTATTGCGCCTGCTTCTCTAAGAGGGGCAACAACATTGCGGCGATGACGCCGCAGCTTTCTGCTAGTTCGTAACTTACTGCGTGATGGGGCGCGTATTGTTTGCGGAGTGCCACATTCCGATGCTTTCATTCGTTTATGTCCACCGATGCGAAAAAATTGGACTGGGGCACGGGCATCGGACCGCACCCCTTGCAAACACGATGATTCAGAGACAACATCGGCGCAACTAAAAGTTATCCCCAGCCTCCGGTGAGTGATGGACTACGAAGATCCGACGAAAGCGAGAATCGCCCGAGACGACGCCGAGCGGGCGAAAAAGAAGAAGACGCCACAAAAGCAGAACGTAGCAAAAGGCCACGCCAAGGTGGCTTTCAGGGAGGCGTCGGGAAAAGGCAAGAATGGTCCGGTCAAGACGACCGCCGCAGGCTATCGTGCGGCCGCCACGAACCCGCGCCGCGTAAAGTAG